TGCAGGCAACTACACCATCTGCCAACGGACAAATGAGACTCTACGGATATGTTGGTGGCAACGGAGCAGTATTAACACCTTTGGCAAAAATTACCAAGCGTGTGGCTACATCTTTCACAGGTGTTAGATACAAATGGTACATTGTCAACGATTCAACCAGCGATTATATTCATTTAACCGCTATCTAATCTAGGATCAGATAATGGGGCAGTTCATTAGAGTCAACGGTGACTACAATATTCGAGCAGGGGACGGTGCCAAGATAACACTTGACACCGGACCAGCTATCAGTGGTGGCAGTGTTAGAGTAACTGGAAACTTAGTGGTTGAAGGTGATACGTTTAATATTTCTACCACGAATCTTACCATCGAAGACAACATCATAAGTCTGAACAACGGTGAAGTCGGACCAGGAGTAACGTTAGTATATGCCGGTCTGGAAATTCAAAGAGGTAATACTAGTAGTATCACTCCTCAAAACAATGCTAGTTTTCTTTATGATGAGAGCAGCGATTCGTGGATTATCGGTCACGGATCTGCCCCAGGTCCGTTTAACTTTGATTCAAGCAGTTTAAAACTAAAACAGATTTTAACAAATTCGACCACAGACAGTGGTGATTTAACTTTAATTGGAACAGGTACTGGTGTTGTTAAAGTTTTTGGTACAACAAATTACGAAGATCAAGTCACACATGATGACGATCTACCTAATAAAAAATATGTAGACGATTCGATTCAAAATAATCCGACCTTCCAAATCGTAGCCCCGCAGAGCCAAGATACAAGAGTTGTTATTGCAGATAAAGATATATCGCCCAATACTTCAGGTACTCCCGGATCATTGGCTTATTTTACAGCAACCACTACTCATAGTACCTACGGGGAAAGCGCAGTTTCTATAGTCGTAGACGGATTATTAGTAGGACAGTTTTATCCTAATAGATTTGAAACAGGTGATTTAGAAATTGGCGGCGGCCCTGATCGGAATGAAATTACAAGCCGTGCAGGTATAACCAACGAAAACATTTATCTTAGAACACAAGGCACTGGTAAAGTGCAGACAAACTATGCACTACAATTAGAAAAAATTGGAGTAGTGCCTGCTTATGTTGCTGACAATGTTTTATTATATGCAGCTACACCGGGCGTTGGTACTTCTGGTGTTTGGTTCCAAAATGACAGCGCCACGGCATCAAAGCGAAACGGCGAATTGATAAGTAAAAACAAAGCATTGTTATTCAGTATGCTATTTTAAGAGACAGATATGATAAGAAACTATGAAAATCCAGAAGGTACATTATCGCTAATAGATTCTACCAGCGTAACAGTGCCAGTAAAAGTTTTCACTAGTTCAACCACAGGCGGTCCTATCGCAGGTGGAGTGACTGGTCAAGAAAACGCTGTCACTACCATAGCATTATGCAACACAGCAGCACCAGATCCGGCAGACGAAACAACTAACTCGGTTACAGTAAACATCTACGTTGTGCGTAGCGGACTAAGTTATGGAAGTGGTAATCTAGTAGTAAGCAATCTTGTAGTTCCCGCAGGTGAAACTGTGTTCTTTTCAGAAGAAAGAATAGTATTAGCCAGCGGTGATGCAATATGGATAGGAACCAGTGCATCAGCAAGATTAGCAGCAACAGTGAGCACTCTAGCGGTATGAAATTTTTAAAAACTAAAAACATCAGTAAGTTTAGTATCAATGATAGATCATTGATTGCATATCCTGATGGTAACGGTCCTGGTAATCGTATAGTAGTTAATGCCAAAGGCGGTATGATGTTGCCCAAAGGCACAACAGCACAAAGACCGCAGTTATCCGGAGTTCGTCAGCCAACTGATGCTAACGGCACTATCAGATATAATACCAGCACAACTTCAATCGAAGCATATATCGGCGGTGCATGGGTAACTGTCAGTACTTCATTTGCTTCAGCAGTTACAAAACAAACATTGGGCCCAGGGGACGGAACATCTACGATATTTGGCCCGTTGAATACGACCTTTGCACCATCATATGCTGCCAGTGCAGATAATATTATTGTGTTAGTAGAAAACGTTATGCAGATTTCTACTACTAACTTTACTATCAATCAAAATCCTAGTTCAAGCGGCACCGGAGCAGAAATCAATGCTACATCACTGAGTTCAGGAAATAATGGAACTTCATACGTGATTACATCTGTAGGTTCAACAAGTTTTACTTCTTTTGGTGCTGCGGCTAATACTGTAGGTACAGTGTTCACTAAATCTGGCGGTACGCCAACAGGCACAGGTAAAGTCAGAGAAGCTGGATATTATCTAACATTTACATCAGCGGTGCCAGCATCTGGGGGTGGCGGTAATCCTGTTTACATAACAGTTTACTACGGATACGCCAATTAATCAATGAGTCAAATAGGACGCATCGGCGGACAGGTACTAACAGACAACCTGCTGCGAGCTGGTGTAGATCTTGCGTTTGAAACAGATTTACTATATCTGGACGTAACTAATAGACGAATAGGTATACGTGACTCAACACCTATATATGATCTAGATGTAAATTCTCAAATACGTACAACAAACCTTACAGTTGATACTCAGCTAGCCGTACAGAATCTAAGAATAAATTCACCTCAAACTATTACTACATCTGTGGGAGGTATAGATGTATACATAAACGGCAACGGTGATATATTCCATGATAGATTAATCACAGATAACTTAGTAGTTGACGGCAATCTAATATCTAGTCTGTCAAATTCAAATATTGTTTTTGATCCTAACGGGTCCGGTACTGTAGAATTAATGTCAGATACTAATATCACAGGCGATTTGTTAGTCACCGGCAATATCAACATGTCCGGTAATTTAACCGGACTGGGCACATTAACTTTAGGAGACCAAACAGTCGACACTGTCACAGTTAATACCGATTTTACACAGGATATACTTCCAGGAACTGATCTTACATACGACCTCGGCACAAGCGCAAAACGTTGGGCAGAATTATGGACTCCTGATTGGACAAAAATTACCACAGGAGCGTGGCCAGGATCTGGTTTAACTCCTACCAGTGTAACAGTCAGCGATCAGATTACAGCAAATGGATCTAGTAACACTATTTTTGCAATTCAGTCTAATGATGATATTTTGTTAAACCCAGACACTGGCATTGTTTATGTTGAAAGTACCAAGTGGGAAAACAATTATATCACTAATTTAAATAACACACCTTTAACCATAGCTAGTACAGGTATAGGATATCTAAGATTTTCCGACACTAACGCCATGGTTATACCAGCAGGCACCGATGCTGAGAGAAGAGGATCTCCAGAGGTAGGAGAGACTCGATGGAACACTGATCAACAGTACCTAGAATGTTTTGACGGTTCGGTTTGGGCAGTATCTATCGGTGGCGGTGGCATAACTATTACTGCTGCTGATATGTCAGAGTTAGGTGAAATCTTCACCCTCATTCTCGGCTAATTCTCCATTCTGCATAAATACTACTAATCACAGTAAACGACCATTTTCTGTGAGATCCGACTGTGGTATACCGGCAAAGAGCGTAAGCTGAAAATCAGGTAATCCGTGCAACACGGTGTTTTTGTGGAGAGCTAATGGCTATCGGTCGTATTTCCGGTCAGCTCTTGAAGTCAAACTTGCTCCGTGCGGGCGAGAACCTGGCTTTCGAGACAGACCTTCTCTATTTGGATGTTGTTAACTCTCGCATAGGGGTAAAAACAGCAGCTCCTACCAATGACCTACATGTCAATGGACACACAAGAACAACAAACCTTACAGTTGACAATCAAATAAATGTTGGTAATTTAAGTTTCACAGGAAACACGATTACCAGTAGTTCTAACACTATAAATTTTGCCGCAGCGGCAGGTGAGGCCACAGTCTATCATGCTAGATTGTTAGTAGACGATCTTCAATTTCAAGGCAACAAAATATCAACCACAGTATCTAACAGCTCTATTGAAATAGATCCTAACGGTACAGGCACTGTCAACATCATAGCTAATACCAACATCACGGGCAACCTCGGAGTTACTGGTAATATAAATGCCACAGGTAATGTAGTGATCGGCGGAAACATTCAAATTGGTGATGCCCTTACAGATGAAATTATTATCAATGCTAGTATCAAAAGCGATTTAATTCCTGAAACAAATAACACCTACGATCTTGGTTCTTCTACATTTAGATGGAGAGCTGTCTACACACAGACATTATACACTACCTCTATAAATGTACCAAGTTTAGATGTTGGCAATTTGATGTTCCGTGATAATCAAATCACTACTACAACTGGACAGGATCTTTATATCGACGGTAATGGGGTTGGCGGGGTAAGATTAGCAAACTTTAAAATTGTAGATAATGTAATTACCAATGTAGTGTCGGGCGCAGTAAGTGAAATTGCACAGACTGGAACAGGATATTTTAAAATACAAGGAACAAACGCTTTTGTTCCCCCTGTTGGTTCTAACGCACAAAGACCAACTGCCTATGCTGTATTAGGTATGACAAGATTCAACACTAATTCAAAGGCATTAGAAGTATGGGACGGCGCAGCCTGGGCTAGCCCTGCAGGTACCTCTGGTGCTGTGTCTGCGGCTCAAGCAGAAGATATTGCAGTGTCGTGGGCACTAACTTTAGGATAAAAACATGCCAACAGTATTCAAACATAGTTTAGTAACACAGATCGGAACTAATCCAACGGATGTAGTTGAAATAGGTGGCGGAGTTCGTGCTACAGTAATTGGTTGCAACCTAGCTAATGTTACTGAATATGATACCGTTGTAGCAGATGTTCAGGTAGTAGGAGCAGATACAACTGTGGCCTATTATGTAAAAGGTTTAGCAATACCGCCAAACACTGCTGTAAAAGTAGTAACACAGGGAGAAAAATTAATTCTTCCTGAAAATACAAATTTAAGAATCGTAACAAATACAGCTGACAGCGTTGATGCTACAGTGAGTTATGTAGAGATATCATAAGGAGCAGACAATGGCCGCAGTTTCCAGCACATATTATTTAGGCACTACACCATCGGAGTCATTGGGTGAAAGCCCTCGCTATTGGTATGCTCTGCGCAGAAATGCCGATGGCGAATTATTTTTAGTCCGTAGTGATCAAATAACAGATACAGAAGCATATGAGTTAAATATTCCCGGACCTCCCGAAGAAGATTTTGATGGTTTTATTGTAGGTACAGACTATCTAGACGGAATTGACGAAACACACGAAAAACCAAAAGAGAATATGTATTATCCTCAATATAAGTGGGACAATAGATCTTTGTTCTATTATGTAGACAGCGATGGAATGTTCACTGTGAGAATTAATAGAAGTTATTCATATCCGACCGGAATTTCATCATAATTAGGAACAAGCAATGGCAGAGTTTAAGATAACAAGATTTAGATATACCTGGAGGGGCAACTGGGCCGGTGATTCAACCACCTACTACAAAGACGATGTTGTTTATTATAGAGGCTCACCATGGGTATGTATTAGACAACATACTTCTGATGTATTTGACAACGCACAAATATTCTTGCCCGCCGGCGCAACACTGCCATCGCCAGCTTGGGTAAAATCAGCCGACGGTCGACAGTTTCTAGGTGAGTGGACATCAAATACAAGATACGACCCTGGAGTTTTAGTAATAGCTGGCGGTAATTTATATCTGTGTGTTACTTCTCATCAATCTTCTACAAATTTTAGCACAAATGCTGACAAGTTTGAAGTATTTGCTACAGGTTTCAATTTTAGAAATACATGGACTCCTAACACTAGATACAGAATAGGAGATGCTGTCAGATATAACGGTTACACTTATCAGTGTACACTTGAACACACATCTGGAGCTACCAGTGACGGTGTAGCAGTTGGTAATAATGATGCTGTCGGCGATAGCACAGCAGAGACTTGGGCAGTAGTTGTAGAAAATTATTCATATGTAGGAACATATACAACCGCTACAAGATATAGACTCAATGATCTAGTCAAATACGGCGGATCTGTTTTAAAATGTATAGGCGAACATACTGCAAGTTCTCAAATTGATAACAGCAAGTTTACCACATATCTATCTGGATTTAATTTTGAGAGAGAATGGAACGGTGCTACGTTCTATGCCATAGGAGATGTTGTTACATTGGGTGGAGTAATATATATTGCTGCTCAAAATAACAATGCCAGTCAACCAGGAAATTCCGACGATTATAGTGCAGGATCTAATCCTAATTGGACAGTTATTACCAAAGGATCAAATTTTAGAGGCGAGTATGATCCCGGCACAGGAGAATATTATAAGGAAGGCGATGTAGTAAGAAGAGGCGGAGCTTTATGGAGAAGCATTGTCAATCAATATACAGATGACAGCTCTCTTATCCCATTAGATACTACCAACTGGGAATTAATCATAGCTGCTCAAAATTTTCAAGGTTCTTGGAAAACAGATCAAGATTATAACATATATGATGTAGTTGTGTTTAGGGGTATAACATACTATGCATCGACTCCTCACAATAGTAATTTTGAAAATTTTCCAGGAGACAACGGTTCGGGTTATGCCTATTGGAATATATTAACGATCGGTGACTCTAACGCTGTGCTTACATTGTCCGGCGATATGCTGTCTTACAATCTTAAACGCAATATTTTAGAAGATGGCAGCACTATATTTTCTTTAGGAGACGGTAGTACATTCGGCACTGTCAGCGTACCTATAGGTCAAACAGATCAAATGCTTTATGTTGAAAATGATCAAGGTGATCTAGATTATAAAACATGGGGCACATATAGTAGAGTTTTTTATGTAAGAACTAACGGCGTTGATGACGATACCGATAGTAATCGTGGTATTAATTTTTTTAAACCTTATCGAACTATTAGATACGCTTTAGAACATGCAGACGACGGGTTTTCAGGAACAACAATGATCAAAGTATCTACTGGTGAATATCAAGAAATATTGCCATTAATAGTTCCTGCACGTACAGCTATAGTAGGCGACGAGTTAAGATCAGTCACAATTAGGGCTAATGAACCGTTTTCATATTATGTTGCAGATGCAGCGTCATTTAAACAAATGTTGATTAGAATTGGACTGGTGTTGCCTAATGTTATTTTAGGAACGCCGGTAAACGTAACATCTGGTAATACTGTCAATCAAAATACTTCTATTCCTGGAACTAGCACAGAAGTTGGAATAGTTAACAATCTGTGGGCAAATATTATTACGGTAATAGAATCGATGGTACATAGCAACGGTTCTATGCCCGCTGTGACTGGAAACAATGTATTGACAACTATTCCTGGAAGAATTGCAGCTAAAAATATTTTAGAAAACAATAGAGAATTTATTAAAGCAGAAGCACTGGCCTACATGGCGGTATTTTATCCAGCATTTACCTATGACCAGGATAGATGGAAAATAGACATTGATCGTTTCATTGATGCTCTTCAATACGACCTGCAATATCCGGGAAATTACAAATCAGTTCTTACCGCTAGACAATATTCTAATGCAGTTATAGGCAGTCAATTAGAAGACATGTTCTATGTTAGAGATACTACAGGTATAAGAAATGTAACATTAAAAGGCCTCGAAGGAACGTTACCTGCATTACAAGCGGGAGAAACTTATCGTATACCTACTGGTGGTTCATTCGTTAGTTTAGATCCAGGGTGGGGTCCTAACGATGAGAGAACCTGGATACTTAACAGATCGTGTTACGTTCAAAACGTTACTACTTTTGGTACAGGAGCAGTAGGCCAAAAGATAGACGGATTACTACATAACGGTGGAAATAAATCAATAGTCAGCAACGACTTCACCCAGGTAATCAGTGATGGTATTGGTGCTTGGGTTACCGACGGTGGCCGTGCTGAACTTGTTTCGGTGTTTACCTATTATGCCCACATCGGCATGTTTGCCAAAGACGGTGGCATTATAAGAGCTACCAACGGAAACAGTTCCTACGGAGATTTTGGAGCTATTGCCGACGGCATTGATCCTAATGAAACTGTTAGATATGGATATATTAACACTCGCCTAGAACAGGCACAGGTCGCTTCTGCATTTGCAGGAGAAATTTTAGATTACATTCTCGGTTTAGAATTTTCAAATTGCGGTCAAAACTATACAACTGCTTCTTATTCTATCACTAGTTCCGGTGCAGGAGCACAGGCTATTCAAGAAGAATTCAGAGACAACGCAGTTTTTAATGTAGGAGTTTTGACTTTTGGTGCTAATTTTAATCTAGCAGGTAACCAAGCGCAAACAGGAAATGCTACACAAATTACATTAGCTACCGCCGAAACAAGTACCGAAGCCGAAGTACTAGGAATGAGAATTATTATTATATCTGGTGAGGGAACCGGTCAGTACGGATATGTCCAGGCATATAATCCTTCAACTAAAGTTGTCACAGTTTATAAAGAAACAACAAATACACCCGGTTGGGATCATATTTTGCCAGGGACACCCAGTGCTACATTATTGACCACTGGTACTAGGTACAGAATAGAACCAAGATTAACATTCAGCGAGCCTGCATATTCTGCATCCAATATCACTTTGTCTACCGCCAATACCTGGGCAGCAGCAGTATACGGCGAAACAAGCCAAACCTTTACTGGAGTTACTGGCGGCGCTGGAACAGGTCAAACTATTGAAGTGACACCAGCCCCTGCCGAATTTACAGTTGTTAAAAATGGTAGAACATATTCTGTGTCTCTCAGCGATGGCGGAGCAGGCTATGCTGTGAACGATACAATAGTCATTAATGGAAGTGACGTGGGCGGTGTCGACAATGAACACGATATTACAATTAAGGTAACAGATGTTTCAGATGACAGTACTAATTCTGTTTTAGATTTTGTCATAACCGACGATAGCTTAATAGCAGATAGTGGTAAGCTTATTCTAATTCCATCAACCGGACATTTTGGCAGATACAGTAAGGATGGTGATACCTGGACATCATTCGACCTGCCAACCAGCGGTAATTGGAGATGTTTAGCAGCCGGTGATAATAAATTTGTAGCTATTAGAGGAGATGACGAAAGCACAAATGCAGCCGCTAGCAGTACTAATGGAGTAGATTGGACTGCTAGAACTATGCCAACTACAAGATTTTGGTCCGGAGTCGCCTATGGCAAACCTAGTACAACCACAGTGGGTGTTTTTGTTGCCGTGTCTAGAGATCAAAACTCAGCAGCATACTCCACTAACGGTACAACCTGGACATCGTCTACACTGCCAACCTTTGGAGTTTCTACATTAAATGAATATGTAGATATAGCATTTGGTTCTAATAAATTTGTAGCTTTGGCAAATTCAGGAAACATTGCGGCCGTGGGAACATGGAACGGTACTACACTGACATGGCAGGGAACTATCATGGATGTGGTAGCTGATTCTTCGGCAAAAAACTGGGTAAGTATTGCCTACGGAAACAGAAGATTCGTTGCTATTTCATCTACAGGCGATGTGGGATATAGTTTTGATGGATTAGTTTGGTTACCTGCGGTCATGCCGACACAAGACGGTTCAACAGCACATAACTGGAAGCAGATTAGATACGGTCAGGGTGTATTTTTCGCTGTAGGTGATACCGGAAGTTTAGATGTCGGAGGAGATCCTACAACAGGCTCTACTACCTATGCAGCTACATCCTATGACGGCATTGTATGGACTGAAAGAACTTTAGCTTCATCACAGATGTGGGGAGTTATTGCATTTGGTAATCCAGATGTTACTTTAGGCGACAGTACATTAACTAATAGTAAGCCTATGTGGATAGCTGCTCCTAAGGCATCTAGCACCACAATAAACAAAATACATACAGGGGCAAGAGCATTAGGTAGAGCAGTAGTAAGTGGCGTAGGAATAGGATCTGTTAAAATTTGGGAACCAGGCAGCGGATATACATCTGATCCGGTAATAACCATAACTGATCCAAATAATACTGAAGATCCATCATTTAGAATACGTACAGCAGATGGTGTGTTGGCCCAACCAACATTTATCAGTAAAGGAGCTGCGTATAAAACCAGTACAACTGTGGTTACTGTCAACGGAGATGGTTTTGCAGATATAACACCGGTTGGAAAATTCTTAACACTAGATGGGTTAAGCGTTATGCCAGGACCCGGCGCACAGTTTTATATTGCAGGAAGCTCATCTTTTAATGTTGCTGTTATAGTGAGCATAAATGAGCAAGAGTTACGTAATGGTGGAGGGATCCGTTCTACATTCCAAATTAGCCCAAATTTAACATTGGCTAGATATTTAGAACACGGAATGGAAGTTCTAATCAGAGAAAAATATAGTCAGGTAAGAATAACCGGACACGATTTCTTAGACGTTGGTTCTGGAAACTTTGTAGCAACAAATTATCCAGATCTATACACAGACTATGCGTTTTCTACACAACCACAGCAGGAAGTACAAAATTTAAATGGAGGTCGTGTATTTTATACATCAACGGATCAGGACGGTAATTTCAGGGCAGGAGAACAATTTGCAGTTGAACAGGCAACAGGTATTATTACAATTAGTGCTGATTTCTTTGATCTGCAAGGTCTAACTGAACTTAGACTAGCAGGTATTAACGTGGGATCTACAGCAGTTATTAGAGAATTTTCCAAAGATCCATTATTCTTACAAAACTCTAATAATATTATTCCTACACAGAGAGCAATCATTGGTTATTTGCAATCGAGATTAAACGTTGGTGGGGAAGATTTATTAACACCTAGTATTACAGCAGGTACAGTTAAAATTGGTCCTACTTCTATAGAATCGACAGCAGGGTTAACTATAGATGTTCCAGTAGTTGCAAGTTTTAACGGTTCAGGCAGCGGTATTGGCGAAGGATACTTGGCTCAGACCATGTATTTCAGAAGTTTTAAATTATTATAAATATACATATTCGGAGTAAGCAATGGCAGAATTTAAACTAGGTAGGATCAGATTTGTATGGAAAGGTGCATGGGTCACAGGCACTACCTACTATAAAGACGATGTGGTACGATTTGGCGGAAAAGTTTATCTTTGCCAAATTGGTCATACCGCGTCAGCTAATTTTAATACAGATCTAGATATCAATCCAACAAAATGGAACTTAATGAATGATGGCCAACGTTGGAGAGATGAATGGGCCACTAGTACTACATACGAAGAAGGCGATCTAGTAAAGTATGGCGGAACAATATATCTATGTATAGACGGTCACACATCAGCTGCCACTGCTACCTTAGGTTTAGAAGATAATTCCGGAGACTGGAATGTTTTTGTCGAAGGCACAGATTGGAAGAGTGCATGGACAGTATCTACACGATATAAAATCAACGATATAGTAAGATACGGCGGTATTAATTACATATGTATCACCGGCCACACATCAGCTGCCACTGCCGCTTTAGGTTTAGAAGACGGATCTGTTAATTGGCAAGTTTATACCCAAGGACAAGAATATAAAGGAACTTGGATAAACGGAACAAGATACAAACTGAACGATATTGTAAAATATGGTGCAGGTCTATGGATCTGCACAACATATCACACAGCCGGTGCGACCTTCGCTGGCGATTCTGCTAATTGGTCTCAATATGTAGAAGGTTTTGAATTTGAAAATGCATGGAGTTCTGCAACAGCATATCAGCCGGGAGATGTTGTAAAATATGGCGGCAATAATTATGTAGCCAAAACACAACATACCAATGCTAATCCGGTAACTAGTGCAACTGATTGGGATTTATTCTCTGAAGGATTTAGTTTTCAACAAGCCTGGACAAATACGACCTCATATAAAATAGGAGAAGTAGCCACACATGGTGGTAATAATTATCTAGCAATAGCTGATAGTCCTAGTAATGTGTACACAGTTACCGCAGCAACAGCTTCTTCAGATAGATTTACTACTTCTAATACTGCAGGAATGATGTCCGGCATGACTGTTAGATTCACCGGAACAACATTCGGAGGAATTTTTACCAGTGGTAGATATTATGTAAAACAAGTTGTAAGCGCAACACAGTTTACTGTTAGTACAACATCTGCAGGTTCTACTTTTAATGTTACTGCCGATGCATCTGGTTCAATGACTGCAACAGTTTCTGCAGAACCTCCTAATACATCCTATTGGACAGTAATTTCTACTGGTATGAATTGGAGAAATGACTGGACCGACGATACAGAATATAATGTCGGGGACACAGTTAGATATGGATCTAGTTCATATATTTGTATTTTAAACCATCGATCTGAAGCAGATGACGGATCTACATTAGGAACACAGGGCGGCGGACAAGCAAATAGTAGACCGGATTTAGATGCGACTGGTGTATACTGGAATGTGCTTGCTGTTGGCAGCGAAACTTCTGTGTTAACAACTGCCGGTGATATGGTATATTATGGCGGTGCTGGCCCTACAAGATTACCAGTAGGTACAGAAGGACAAGTATTAAGAGTAAGTTCTGCCGGTTATCCAGAATGGGTCACCTGGGGTAATACCAATCATGTTTATTATGTTTCTACCACAGGAGAAGACAGACCTTATCCTATCTGCGGAGCGACAATCGACAAACCATGGAAAACCATTCGTTATGCCTGCGAACAGGTTGATAAAGGACCAAGAAATCCAAATGCACAGCATTTACTAGAATTAAATCGTGCATTCATCCAGAAAGAAATTACTGCATGGATCAGATATCAGATAACAAATAATATTTCACCGTTCACTTCATCGTTTGACTATGACGAATATAAGTGCGAACGCGATGTCGGATTCATCGTTGACAGATTGATTTGGGATATCGGTCACGGCGGAAATCTTAAAATGCGTGCCGCAGCACAGAGTTTTGTGGGAGCATTTGGCGAAGAAGGTGAATTTTCAGCAACATCTGAAAATCAAACATATGTGACTCTAGCAGCAGAAGCTGACGAAGGGATCGCTGCATATGAATACATGAAAGATGTAGTTGCAGCAGTGTTAGGTAACCAAGCACCAGCAGTTGTTTATCAAAATGCCGGGCAGGATTCTACAGCAGTGGTAGCACAGTACATTAACGCAGATTATGCAACAGAATCAGGTGTAGTAACAACTACCGAAGAGTTGTTGGATATTGTAATCACAGCACTGACAGATCAAGATTCTACAAATATTCCGGAAAGAGTTGTTCCTAACAACACAATTAATATTAGAACAGGACAATATAGAGAAACATTACCTATTATCGTTCCTGCCGAAACGGCTCTTGTAGGCGATGAAGTACGTTCTGTAAATGCTGGACCGGCCGGAAGTTTGATTAGCAAAGATGATGCATACTACAGTGTAGGAGCTTTAGGCAGATTAGAAACTGTGGTAGGTCAGATTATCCTTGGTTCAAATGTTACTGAATCTACAGGAAATACAGCAACACAAGATATAGCATTTCCATACGCTAGTTCTGTTGAAGAAACTGACATCAAGCGATTGGTAAGAATGATGCAGCATCAGATAGATTTCAAGATTGGTACTACACATAAATTATCAATCACAGATCCTACTCGTTATAATTCTAGCTTCTTATCGGGTTACGGCGATGCACGTAAGCTATTAATCGAAAACAAAGAGTTTGTTAAAGATGAAATCACAGCTTGGATCGCAGTAAATTATCCAGCGGTAAAATACAGTAGAACAAAATGTCGTAGAGACATAGGATTTATAGTAGACGCATTAGTCTATGACTTAACCTACGGCGGCAAATGGGCTACTCTAACCGCAGCAGTTGCGTATTTTGACGGCGATAACAGCACAACATTGATGATCGACAGCAGTGAAGTAGCTGCTACTGCCGCTGCCTATAGCAGAATGAAAACTGTGATACAGCAGATTATTGCTAATACCACAGTGACAAAATCCACTGGTAATACAGCCACACAATGGACTGATTCAACTTATCTAACTGGCGGTTCATCTGCCAATGCTCAGGTAGGAACATTGGTAGATATTATAATCAACACTGTTCAAGGCGATTCTACCGAAGGTAATACTCCTCAGATCAACGTTACCACAATAGCTACAAACAATACCTTTACATCTAATTCACACGGATTAGCAGTAGGCGATGCTGTTGTACCTAGAATCACAGCCAACGGACTAACCAATGGAACAAAATATTGGGTGGTAGGAACAGTCACAGCCAATACATTCCAACTGTCTGCTTCTTATGGCGGATCTACATTAGCGTCATTTACCAACGGAACTGGATTAGATATTGATTTAGAAATCATAGATTATCCAACCGCTACTAATGCGGTAACTTCCACTACTGCTCTTATTACCGCAGCAGTGACATTAGACGCAGCACAGGAAACCATTGTAACAAACACTACTGCATATATAGCAGCAAATTATCCTGCACTAACTTATAACTCAGCAAAATGTGAAAGAGATGTAAGATTAGTGTTAGAAGCTGTGATGTATGATTTTATGTTTAATACAAATTATCAGACAAGACTAGCAGCTTATTCTTATCTAAGAAGTTCGGCCAGCGATGTATTCACATTGAATCAAAAGACAGCTACTAGAGCAGCATTTAGTTATGTGGCTACACAGGCTGCATCTAATGTAGGCGGTGATGCGACAGCACAGAGCAGAATCAGCACCTTGATGCAGCTACTAGATGACATAGTCTACGGAGCTACCAATGAAGGTTCTATATGTCAAACATCTATTCGTTCGGCAGACTGGGCAAGATTGCAACTTGAAAGAAACAGAAATTACATAGTTTCTGAAATCACTGCCTATGGAGCAAGCACTTACACAACCGCAGTCACGGCAGCTACAGCAGCTACAGATGTATTCACCTGTAGTAGTACTAGCTGGATGCAACGTAATGCAGCGATTAGATTTACCGGAACAGTATTTGCTGGCCTAAGCACAGGTACTACTTACTATATTCAAAACGTGGTAAGTTCGACAACATTTAAAATTTCTACAACTAGAAACAGCAATACCGCATTAGATGTTGCTTCTAATGCTACCGGCTCCATGACTGTATCTCTATATTATGACACAGTACAGTGCGAAAGAGATGTTGAAAGATATCTAGATGCGTTGAAGTTTGATTTGCAGTATCCAGGCAACTACAAATCACGTCTTGCAGCAAGAATTTATTCGAACGCAGTTACCGGCAGCTTAGAAGAAGATATGTATTATCTGCGTAATGGCACTGGTGTACGTAATCAAACATTACAGGGTCTAACGGGAGATCTGTTAGCACCAAATGCATATGGAACATCAAGAGTGAGTGCCGGAGCCTATGCTTCTTTAGACCCGGGATGGGGTCCTGACGATTTCCGTACATGGATTATAGGACGTTCTCCATATGTACAAAACGTTGCTACTTTTGGAACCGCAGCAATAGGACAAAAAATCGACGGTGCTTTGCATAACGGTGGTAATGATTCTATCGTAAGTAACGACTTTACACAGATCATCTCAGATGGTATCGGTGCATGGGTAACTAACAACGGTCGTGCTGAATTAGTTTCTGTGTTTACCTATTATGCTCACATTGGCTATCTAGCAGAAAACGGTGGACGTATTCGTGGTACGAACGGTAACAACTCTTATGGAGATTTTGGTTCTGTAGCAGAAGGATTTGACGCTAATGAAACTCCGATCGTCTGCGTAGTAGATAACAAAGCCTATAACGCTACAGTAGGAGCAGTGGCCACTGACGGTATTGACGTACTGTATCAATTTGAATACGATAATGCAGGTCAAGAATACACTGAGCAGACATGGAGTGTGTCTGGAGGCGGAACTGGTGCCGATGTTGAACAAGACGAATTCAGAGACGGTGCGGTGTTCCAGGTTAGATTATTAGACAATGTAGATGATAGCACAACCGCTCCGGAGGCAGACGGAAATCTAGGTGGGTTTGGATATGTATCCAATGCCAACACAGCACAGGCAGGAACTACTTCTAGTTTAACATTAGCAGCAACAGATGACGAAATTACCGGTGCATATGTTGGAATGAAACTAATAGTCACCGCAGGTGCAGGCGCTGGCCAAGTAGGCATCGTAGCTACATATACCGCAGGTACTAAGATAGCTACAGTGACAAAAGAATCTACAGGTGCATCCGGTTGGGATCATTTAGTTCCAGGCACTGCTATCGT